ATTGCGTGTTCCATATGCCCTCAAGGGCGGCACCGCCTGGGTTTCCGGGAAGTACGGCCGGCTGGTCAGGTGATCAGCCCATGGAGGGCATATGGAACACGCAATGGTCGATCTCTCTGCGGTGATCGGCGTATATCCCATCTGCAATACAGGTGCGGTGCTCGTACACGCCATTGACTACGGAGAAGAGAAAGTGATGGCCAGCATCAACGGACAGAATGCCGAATGGTGCAAACTGATTGATGCATGCCCGGAAGGTGAAGATGAAACGGAGCTGGGGTTCAACCTCGGCTCCTTCTTTGTTCCGCTGTCCGGCGTCATGCGCTTCTGTGGAGGTGGCAGATGAAGGCTGCTGAATTGAAAGTCCTGCCGGTATCGGTACTCAAGCCGGCAGAATACAACCCCCGGAAAAAGCTGAAGCCGGGAGATAAGGAGTACAAAAAGATCAAAGCATCCATTGAGGAGTTCGGCTTTGCCGACCCGCTGGTGGTAAACGCCGACATGACGATCATCGGCGGCCATCAGCGGCTGACGGTGGCTGTTGACCTGGGCTATACCGAGGTGCCCTGCGCCGTCGTAGATGTGGACAAGACCCGCGAAAAAGCGCTGAATATCGCTCTCAATAAGATCACAGGCCAGTGGGACGATGAAATGCTCGCTGCGTTGCTGAAAGATCTGGACGTCGTGCAGTTCAATACCGATCTGACCGGCTTTGAGAGGGACGAGATCGCCGCGCTGTGCAGTAAGCTCTACGACAAGGACGTCAGGGAAGACGGCTTTGACGTTGACAAAGAGCTGAAGCAGCCGGTCTTTTCACAGTTGGGCGACCTCTGGCTCCTGGGTAATCATCGCGTCATCTGCGGGGACAGCACCGGCGAAGAGGTCTACACCCGTCTGATGGATGGCATGAAGGCCAACCTGGTGCTGACGGATCCTCCGTATAACGTCGATGTGGAAGAGACCGCCGGAAAGATCATGAACGACAACATGGGCGATGAGGAGTTCTACAATTTCCTCCTGTCCGCCTATCGTTGTATGCACGCCAATCTCGCCGACGACGGCAGTATTTATGTGTGGCATGCCGATACAGAGGGCCTGAATTTCCGGAAGGCGTTCAAGGACGCGGGCTTCTATCTGTCTGGATGCTGCATCTGGAAGAAGAACAGCCTGGTGCTTGGGCGCAGCCCCTACCAGTGGATACATGAGCCCTGCCTGTACGGATGGAAGCAAAAGGGCAAGCACCTGTGGTATTCGGATCGCAAGCAGACGACGGTATGGGAGTACGACAAACCCAAGAGCAGTCCGCTGCATCCGACAACCAAGCCTGTTACCCTGATGGCTTATCCCATCAAGAACAGCACCATGACCAACGGCATCGTGCTGGATCCCTTCCTGGGTAGCGGCTCCACCCTGATCGCCTGTTGCGAGACGGAGCGCATCTGCCGGGGCATCGAACTGGATCCCAAGTTTGTCGATTGCATCGTGAAGCGCTTCTGCGAGTGGCAGGGCGGCAAGTACGACAATGTGTTCTGCATCCGCGACGGACAGAAGCTCCGCCTGGACGAGGTGACGACCTTTGAAACGGAGGCTGCCCATGTCTGATGTGAAATGCGAACTGATCCACGACCATTTCCAGAACGCGCGCTCCTACAACATTCCTCGGGCGCAGCTGATGATCGCAGATATTCCTTACAATATCGGCGGCCAGTTCTACGCCTCGCGCCCGGACTGGTATGTGGACGGGGATAATTCCAAGGGGGAAAGCGACAAGGCGCACAAGGCAGCTTTTCACACGGACTATGCCTTCAACATTGCCGACTTCTTTGCCTTTGGAAACCGGCTGCTCAAGCCTGAACCGTCGAAGGGCGAAAAGGACGCTCCGTGCATGATCGTGTTCTGTTCGTTCCAACAGATTCCCGAGGTGATTACAGAAGCTGAAAAGTACGGCTTCAAGCACTACATTCCGCTGGTGTTTATCAAGGCTACCTCGCCGCAGGTGCTGAAGGCAAACATGAAGGTGGTCGGCGCGACGGAATATGCGCTCGTCCTGTACAGGGACAAGCTGCCTAAATTCCGTAACGCAGATGCCGACGGCCAGCGGCATATGGTCAGGAACTGGTTTGAGTGGAAGCGGGATGGCAAGGAATATCCCCGGATTCATCCCTCCCAGAAACCCATTTCCGTGCTGAAGCGGCTCATTGAGATATTCACCGATCCCTGCGATGTGGTCATCGATCCCTGTGCCGGCAGCGGGAGTACCCTACGCGCCGCCAGGGAACTGGGCAGGCCCAGCTATGGCTTTGAGGTCGCCAGACTCTTCTACACCAAAGCGACAGAGCAGATGCTCGGAAAGGAGGCACCCGCATGAAGGTGATTCTGCTTAACCATACCATGAACGCCGCCAACCTGTGCGGACAGGCATCGGCGGTCTGTACGGCGTCCGGCGACCCTGCCCGATCGCTCCGCTCCGCGCTCGCCTCCGGACATGAAAGCGTGCTGGAGCATGTGACGTTCACTTTCCGAATCGAGGGACTGAGCCGCGCCGCTCTGGCGCAGTTGACCAGACATCGCCTGGCTTCTTTTGATGTGGAGAGTCAGCGGTACGTGAAGATGGAGGACGTCAGGATGGTGATGCCCGACACGATATCCCGCTCTGAATTCTTAGAGGAAGCGGAGGCGCTTCTTCATGGGAGCATGGATTTGTACCGTAAAATGATCAAGGCGGGTATACCGGCCGAGGATGCCCGATATGTGACGACCCAGGCGGTGGAGACCAATCTTATCGTGACCATGAATGCCCGCGAATTGAGGCATTTCTTCCGGCTGCGGTGCTGCAATCGCGCGCAGTGGGAGATTCGCGGGGTTGCCGATGCGATGCTTGCCATCTGCAAGCGGGTCGTGCCGGAGCTGTTCTACGGCGCCGGACCCGGCTGCGTCGGAGCGAACTGCCCGGAAGCGCTCCCATGTGGACGCCGGCGCGGTGACAAGGATTGGGATATCCTTCCCGAGCAGGCGGTGATGGATTTTGAGGATAGCCATCATTGATGCCGACCTGATCGGAAGGAAACGGCACCGGTTTCCCAATCTGGCCTGTATGAAGCTGGCAGGATTTCATGCGGAGCGCGGCGATACCGTTCAGCTGAAAACAGACTATGATGATTTGGAGAGGTATGACAGAGTCTGCCTCTCCAAAGTATTCACGGATACGCCGGTGCCGGATGGAATCCTTGACAAGCCCAACGTGTTACATGGCGGCACAGGATTCTACTATGACAAGGCAGCGCCGCTGCCGGAGGCAGTGGAACATCATATGCCGGATTATCACCTGTACGACGGCTGGGTGGAAAGCCAGATCACCGCAGGCCGGCCAAGGAACGAATTCAGGTATTACCTGGATTATTCCATAGGGTTTCTTACGCGGGGGTGCTTTCGGAAGTGTGCCTTCTGTGTGAACCGGAACTACGATCACGCTTTTGTCCACAGTCCGCTCCAGGAATTCTTTGATCCGGCACGTCCCAAGATATGTCTGCTGGACGATAACTTCTTTGCCTGTCCACGCTGGAAGCCGCTGCTGACAGAACTCAGGGAAACGCGCCGGCCGTTTCAATTCAAACAGGGACTGGACGAGCGTCTGCTCACGGAGGAGCGTTGCAAGCTCCTGTTCAGCGCCCGGTACGACTCCGATTTCATCTTTGCCTTTGACAACATTGCCGACGCTGAACTCATAGAGCAGAAGATCCGGATGGTGCGCATGTACAGCAACGCCGTATTGAAGTTCTACTGCTTCACCGGCTTTGACCGCGATGACCGCTGGGATGCTGCTTTCTGGGAGCAGGACATTCGAGATCTGTTCACGCGAATCGAGATCCTGATGCGGAACAACTGCATTCCCTACGTGATGCGTTTCGCCCGATACCGGGAGAGTCCCTATCGAGGACTCTACATCAGCATCACCCGCTGGTGCAATCAGCCGGCATTCTTCAAGAAGAAGACCCTGCGGGAGTACGGACACTTGAATGGGGAGCACAGTTCCTGTATGCGGTACATCCTGGATTATGAGAGCAGCCATCCGGAGATGTCCCAATACTTCGACATGCGGTATGGCATGGTGAGCGGGAGGACGCAATGAACAGCATTGTGAAAAGCGTTTCCGCTGATCAAACGGAGATCATCCGCAACATTCTTCGCCTCCATGTGCCGGGTGGAAAAATCGACTGCGATCCCACCTACAGCAGAGGAGCATTCTACGATGGAACCGGAATTGAAACCCCTGGGTTGCAGTTCGATATTCATCCGCAGGCGGAAGGCGTCGCCAGGGCGGATGCCCGCCAGCTCCCCCTGGGTGATGACAGCATCAACTGCATGATATTCGATCCCCCATTTCTGGCGACGACGGGCAAATCCCTTGCTGAGGGTAGCGGCAACCGCATCAACCGGCGCTTCGGCGTGTTTCCGAATGAACGTGAACTGCACCGATTCTACAGAGACGCGCTGCATGAAGCCCATCGCGTCCTGAAACCAGAGGGCATCCTGATATTCAAATGCCAGGACAAAGTGAGCAGCGGGAAACAGTATTTCTCCCATGTGTTCATCATGAACGAGGCTGTGGAGGCTGGCTTCTATCCGAAGGACCTGTTCATACTGACCGCCGGGAACCGCCTGACAGCCAAGTGGCAGGCGCGGAATCAGCAGCATGCCCGTAAGTACCATTGCTACTTCTGGGTATTTCAAAAAAAGGACAGGCGAATCCAATACGCCTGATGGAGTGACATTATGAAGGATAAGCATCTGACCCTCGGCAGCCTGTTCGATGGCTCCGGGGGCTTTCCCCTGGGTGGCATACTCGCGGGGATTACACCAGTGTGGGCCTCGGAGGTAGAACCGTTCGCCATTCGCGTTACGACCAAACGCCTGCCGTGCATGCGGCATTACGGAGATGTGTCAGCACTCTCTGGCGCGGAGCTGCCGCCCGTAGACATCATCACGTTCGGCTCTCCCTGCCAGGACATGTCCGTGGCGGGTAAGCGCGTCGGCCTGGACGGTTCGCGTTCGGGCCTTTTTCATGAGGCAATCAGAATAATCAGGGAAATGAGGTGTGCGACCTGTGGTAAATACCCACGATTTGCAGTCTGGGAGAATGTTCCCGGAGCATTCTCCTCCAATGGCGGCGCCGACTTCCGCGCCGTCCTCGAGGAAATCTGCCGGATCAAGGACAGTGAGGCTTCTATCCCTCAGCCTGATCGGTGGGAGTCTGCCGGCCAGATTCTGGGAGAAGATTTCACGGTCGGATGGCGCGTTTTCGACGCACAGTACTGGGGAGTGCCCCAGAGAAGAAAACGCATCTACCTTGTCGCAGATTTTGATGGTCAGCGTGCCCCGGACATACTATTTAAGTCCGAAGGCATGTCAGGGTATTCTGCGGAGGGCTTCCGTGCGTGGCAAAGAGCTGCCTGCCGTGTTAAAGACGGCGCTGGAACGCCAGGCGAATGTCTGACCTGGTGCGTGAATCCCCAGGGTTCCAGTGGTATCTCCGTGACGGAGGACCAGACAAATACGCTGGTCGCCCAGGATCACGGCCATCATCCCGCCGTCCTGCAAAGCGCCGGCTTCTGCACGGAGCATTCCGCCCAATCCCGATCGATTGGCTATGAGGAAGAAAAGTCGCCCACGCTGCGCGCCGGCATCGTTCCAGCGGCCATGGCGTTGCAGAGCAATCCGACAGATGCGCGGCTGAAGATATCGGAAGACGGCATCATTCAAACCTTGACCAAACGCATGGGGACGGGCGGCAACAATACGCCTCTGGTCGCGGAGCCTGAGAGTATTGCCTTTGGCGTCTGCGCAAGATCATCCTTTGCCATGCTCTCCGATAATCCGAAAGTTGGATTCTATGAGGCGAGCACGTCCAGAACTCTGGACAAGGGATGCAATAACCCCACCTGCAACCAGGGCGGCCTGTGTGTTTTGTCCCCGGATCCCGCATACGCGCTGCAGGGCAGCATGATCGGCAGGAAGGATAAAAACGGGCCTCAGGGCGACGGCATCAACAAGGATGTCTCCTTCACGCTCAATACCTGTGACAAGCATGCCGTAGCGCAGCCGACCTACGCGGCGACGGTGGGCAGTTTCATGTCCTTCAGCGAGGAGAAGGCGCAGACGCTCATGGCGCGGGACTACAAAGACCCGCAGATTGTCAACGACAGCCATTCCGAGGAATCGAGGTACATTGTGCGGAGACTGACACCTGTGGAATGCGCCAGGCTCCAGGGTTTTCCGGATTGGTGGTGCGCAGGGCTTGAAACCCCAGATCCCAATGACGAGGAAATTGCCTTCTGGACGGATGTGTTTGAAACGCACCGGCGCATCAACCGGCCGGACGGGAAACCAAAGGCACGAAGCCAGATCGTCAAATGGCTTCAGCATCCCCACACCGATGGGGCAGAGTATTCGTTATGGGGAAACGGCATTTCTTTGCCCGTAGTTTTTTTCATCATGGAGGGAATTGTATGGGCTGACAAGTTATCCTGAACGTATCAGGTGTACCGCACACATGGCCTTGATAATATGGGGAAGCAGAGCGATCATGTGTACACCAACGGGCGGCAAGCCCGAATAACAGGGAGGTTGAAATCATGTTCACATTCTACTTTCACCAGAGCGGCGCAGCCCGCAAGCCCTTTGTCAAGGCCATTTCCGAAATCCTGGAAGCGAAGCCAAAGTACCTGGGCATGCCCAGCGCGGCCTACGAGATCGACGTGTTCACCGTTACGAAGGAGGGCAACATCGAGCTGGATGAGCGCACCGACACCGAGCTGGTGGAGAACCTGATTGATCGGCTGGCCGAGCGCGGTTACGAAGCCGATCCGGTCGAAGGCTGGGACGAGGGTGATGAACAGGCCGACGATGAGCAGCCCTTCACCGAAATGACTGCGGAAGAAGTGGATGCGGCTGAGGAGACCGAAGCCACCGATGCGCAGCACACAGATGAACAGTCAGGCGATGAGCAGTCCGCTGATGAAGACATCGCTATGACGATCTCGATGCCACGCGGCATCATGACCGACACCGGATTGGAAAACCTGAAAAGGCTGGTGTGGGCAAAGGGCGAGCTGCTGCGGCAGGCCTTCGCCATCGAGAGCACCGAAATTGAAGTAATGGATGAAGCGATCAGCTTCCCATGGTTCGGCAAGCTGGAATCGGAGGAACTGAAATACGCGGCGCAGTTCATCAGCGGTCTGTGCAGGTTCGCCAACAGCAGCAAGCGCATCACCTCAAAACTGCACAGTGAAGGAAATCCCAAGTTTGCCATGCGGGTCTGGGCGATTCGGATGGGCTTCAGTGGAGCGGAGCACAAGGAGCTTCGCAAATTCCTTCTGCGCAACCTCCCCGGAGATGCTGCATTCCGCTATGGTCGCCCCGAGGCCCAAGAGAATGCCACGGATGAAGGAGAAGATTAAGATGGCGAATAAAGCGACGATTACGGTGCTCATGATAGAACCCCACAGGCATCCCTACCTGAAAACGGTGGAGCACACGCTGGAAAACCTGAAGGCTATGGTAGGTGGCTACATCACCGCCACCTACCCATGGGATGATCCCGTGGCCCTGATTGCGGATGACGATGGCCTCTACAAGCAGGACTACGAGTGGAACCGCTACATCGACGATTACCACTTCATTCGCGGGAACTTCTTCATATGCGGTCTGAGTAGGGATGATTTTTCCGACCTTCCCCCGGCGCTTACGCAGAAATACGCAGAAATGTTCTGGATGCCGGAATCGTTCATCAAGGTAGGCGGTGGTTTGATGGTCATCAGGGAAGACGATGGAACGGTGCCGAACTTTCAAGTGTAAAAGATCGCCTGGAGTTATCGACAGCAACGCCAGATATACACCTGTTACCCTCTGACCAGAGTTATACTGTGTACAACAAAAGCGAAGGGAGCACACCACCATGAAGAACAACGCCAAGACCTTCCGCCTGCCGGAGACCACAACCCCCGAGGAACTCGAAACCCGCTTCTTTACCAGCAGCGCCACCTTCCTCACCTTCGGCAACAAGATCCTGATGGCGGGCTACTACTACAACGGCAAGGGCGCCGACAGCTACTATGGCGCGGTTTACACCTTCACCACCGAGGACCATTCCTGCGAAGGCGGGATCGGGTTGACGGCGGTCAGCGACGAGTTCTTCGCCGACAACGGACACGCGATCGCCTGGGCGATGGCACACTAAGAAGGAGGGTAACCGAACGATGGATAAGCTGAAAGAGATTCTTTTCGAGTCGACCCTGACAGAACGGGATGAACTCATCTGGATGATGCAGCACAGCGAGGAGAGCGCCGAGAAAATCGAGGCGCAGCGGGCACGGTTCACCACGGCTTATGGGCTTATCGAACGGGCCGAGCTCGAAACCGAATACGCCGATTGGCTGGAAGAGAAGAGCAGGTAGAGAATCGGCGGGTACAGCGCCACAGCGCCACGAGGCGCTGTGATTCGTTTATCGGGACCTCGAAAAATCAAAAGAAGAGACCAAGAATTCGCTATGGGTTCGCTATGACTTCGCTAAGGATTCGCTTGAAGAGACCACCCATATAGGGTATAATAGTATCGTCAAAGATTGTACGAAAGCCAAGCCTCACAGGAGAAATCCTGAGGGGCTTTTCTTATGCCACGCAACAGGAAGGAGGACATGCCAATGGCTCAGAGAGGCAGGAAACCGACCCCAACCGCCATTAAGGAGCTTGAGGGCAATCCTGGTCACAGGCCACTGAATCCGAGCGAACCCAAACCGCTCCGAAAGGCTCCGTCCTGTCCGAAGTGGCTGTCGGATGATGCGAAGCACGAGTGGCGACGACTTGTGAAAAAGCTGGAAGCGCTCGGTGTACTCACAGAGCTGGACATGGCTGTATTTGCTACCTATTGCGATGCTTTTGCAAAATGGAAGGAAGCGGACGAGTTCCTGACCCAACGCGGTCTGTTCTTCATTACACCATCTGGATATCCGCAACAGTTCCCCCAGGTGGCCATCGCGCAGAACTATGCCAAGCTCATGAACCGCTGCGCAGAACAGCTGGGGCTTACGCCCTCGGCACGCAGCCGCATTATCGCGGAGAATGTTGGCGGCACTGGTGATGACATGGAGGACCTGTTGGGAGGCAGATAGCATCTATGCAGAAGGAGAGACCCGCCGGGTATCCAAAACTGACCGACTATAAACCTTCCCGGTTCATGCTTGCGGATTCTCACTATGATCCCGATAAGGCCGACCGTGCGGTGCGCTTCATAGAAAACCTCTGTCACACCAAGGGCAGATGGAGCGGGAAACCGTTCTGGCTGTTGCCATGGCAGGAACAGATTATACGGGACGTCTTCGGTATCGTGCGGGAGGATGGCACCCGGCAGTTTCGCACCGCATACGTAGAAATACCCAAGAAAAATGGAAAGAGCGAACTGGCCGCGGCGGTGGCATTGTACCTTTTATATGCGGATGGTGAACCATCTGCCGAGGTGTATGGCGCGGCAGCGGACCGGCAGCAGGCGTCCATTGTTTTCGACGTTGCCAAGCGCATGGTTGAGATGACGCCGGCCCTGCTGAAGCGGAGCAAGATCGCGGCTGCGACCAAGCGTCTGGTCAACTATTCCAACGTTGGTTTTTACCAGGTGCTGTCCGCAGAGGTGGGAACCAAGCACGGTTTGAATGTTTCCGGCCTGGTGCTGGATGAACTCCATGCCCAGCCGAACCGCAACCTGGTGGATGTGCTGACAAAGGGCTCCGGTGATGCCCGAACCCAGCCGCTGTACTTCCTGATTACAACGGCTGGAACAGACCGAAACAGCATCTGCTTCGAGTTTCATTCCAAGGCAAAGGACATCCTGGACGGCAAGCGCATCGACCCAACATTCTATCCTGTGATTTACGGGTTGGACGACGGGGAGGACTGGAATGCCGAGGCCAGCTGGTACAAGGCAAATCCATCCCTCGGCTATACGATTCAAATCGACCGTGTGCGGGATGCGCACCGCGAAGCGTTGCAGAATCCCGCGGAGGAGAATGTGTTCCGTCAGCTTCGACTTGACCAGTGGGTCGGCAGCGCAGTGGCGTGGATCCCCGAGCACATATACGACAAGGGTGCACTGACGATTGACATGGAATCCCTCAAGGGCCGTGACTGTTACTGCGGGCTGGACCTCTCCAGCACCAGCGACATCACGGCTTTTATCATGGTTTTCCCACCGCTGGACGAGACCGACAAATACATCGTCGTTCCGCATTTCTGGCTGCCCAGAGAGACGCTCGACCTTCGCGTGAGGCGCGACCACGTTCCCTACGATCTCTGGGAGAAGCAAGGGCTGTTTCATGTTACCGAAGGCAACGTGGTGGATTACAACTTTGTTCGCCGAACCATCAATGAACTTGGAACGCAGTATCACATTATCGAGATCGGTGTTGACCGCTGGAATGCTACTCAGCTGATCACCGACCTTGAAGGCGACGGCTTTACCATGGTTCCCATTGGCATGGGCTTTAAAGATATGAGTCCAGGTATGAAGGAGCTGTACAAGCTGCTGCTGGAGGGAAAGGTGATTCACGGCGGCAATCCGGTCCTCCGCTGGATGGCGGGCAACGTGGTGGCCGAGATCGACGCCGCGGAGAACATCAAGCCCAGCAAGAAAAAGTCTACGGAGAAGATCGATGGTATCGTTGCCCTGGTCATGGCGCTGGACAGAGCAATTCGCCATGAGCAAAAGGGCAGCGTGTATGACGATCCGGAGCACGGGCTCTGGGCTTTCTGAGGGGAGTGAGTAAATGGGAATACGACAGTGGTTCAGCTTTTCCAGACCGCGGGACGCGCCCAGGAAGAAGCTGCCCGACATTCAGGATAACATTCGGGATTCCGGCAGCCTGTTTGTGTTTGGGAATGCCGACAGCGGCGAGCGTGTGGATGAGAAATCTGCTCTGCAAATCGTCACGGTTTACGCCTGTGTCCGTCTGTTGGCGGAGTCGGTAGCCAGCCTGCCGCTCCACCTGTTCCGAAACACCGGCGATGACGGAGGCAAGGAAAGGGCTACGGATCATCCGTTGTATCCGATCCTGTACAGGCAGCCCAATCCGGAGATGTCCAGCTTCAGTTTCCGGGAAACCATGATGACTCATCTGCTGCTGTGGGGGAACGCCTACGCGCAGATCATCCGCGATGGCAAGAATAATGTACTGGGGCTTTACCCACTGCTTCCTGAAAACGTCGAGGTCGACAGAAGCGCGGCGGGGGAAATCTACTACATCTATCATGCCTATACGGACGAGACGCCAGGGGAGAACAACAAGGACATAACCTTTATGCGTCAGGACATCCTGCACATCCCCGGTCTGGGATTCAACGGTCTGGTAGGATTCTCACCGATCGCCATGATGAAGAACGCGCTGGGCTCGGCAATTGCCGTTGAGAAATACGGCAGTTCTTTTTTCCGCAATGGCGCACAGCCGGCTGGTGTGCTCGAACACCCAGGCGTGCTGAAGAATCCTGAGAAGATCCGTCAGAACTGGTCTGATGTTTACGGCGGCGCCGGCAACGCCCACAAGGTTGCGGTGCTCGAAGAGGGAATGGCATATAAGCCCATCAGCCTGCCGCCGGAGGATAGTCAGTTTCTCTCCACACGCGAGTTCGATGTGGAGGAAATCTGCCGCATATTCCGGGTACCTCCGCATCTGGTTCAGGACTTGAAGCGCAGTACCTTCAGCAATATTGAACACCAGGGTATTTCCTTTGTTCAGTACACGCTGATGCCATGGCTTGATCGCTTTGAGCAGGCGATCATCAAAGATGTGCTTCTGGGGGAAGACCAGAACAACTACTTTCCCAAGTTCAATGTAGACGGTCTGCTCCGTGGGGACTACAAGAGCCGCATGGAGGGCTATGCCATAGGCTTTGCAAACGGCTTTCTGTCTCCCAATGATATCCGCCGGTTAGAGAACATGGATCCCATCCCTGATGAGGATGGCGGCAATGTCTATGTTGCCAATGGCTCCTATGTCAAGCTGAAGGACATCGGCGCCGCGTATCAGACGTCAAGCAGGGCGCAGGAGCCGTCAAAGGCGCCCAATGAACCCGATGAACCTGCGGAGTCCGAGGAGGAAAGCGAGCTCGATGCCCCGGAGGAACAGCCGGAGCAGCATGAAAACAGCAGCCATGCCAGACGGCATAACAAACGCAAGGCTGCACGACGAGGAGGTAGTGCATGAAGAAATTCTGGAACTTCATCCACAATGAAGCCGGTGAGCGGATTCTCCGCCTGGAAGGCCCCATTGATGAGGAATCCTTCTGGGGCGACGAGATTACGCCGGTGGCATTCAGGGATGAACTCGAATCCGAGGAGGGCGACGTAACCGTCTGGATCAATTCGCCGGGCGGCAATGTGTTCGCTGCCGCGGAGATCTATACGATGCTCTGCGACCACAAGGGCAGGATCACGGTCAAGATCGACGCGATCGCCGCGTCAGCGGCTTCTGTGATTGCGATGGCCGGTGAAAAGGTGCTCATGAGCCCGGTCAGCATGATCATGGTGCATGATCCCATGACGATTGCCATGGGAAATGCCCGAGACATGGAGAAGGCCATCAGCACGTTGAACGAGGTCAAGGAGAGCATCATCAATGCTTACGTGAAGAAGACCGGCATGTCGCGCAATCGCGTCAGCAAGCTCATGGAAAATGAGACCTGGATGAACGCCCGAAAGGCGGTCGAGCTGGGATTTGCGGACGCCATTCTCTTCACGGATGACGAGAATAAGGGAGACGACGATGAAAAAGAAGTCGAAGCGGCATGGCAGCCGTACTCCACGCGCGCCATGGGACAGGCCATTCTCAATCGGCTCATTCCTGCCTCCGTCGATAACGCCGACACAGGCGAAGAAGCAGAAGAGCCCGACGAGGACAAGGCACTTGTGGAACCGCCCGAGGGAAGGCTGAATGAAGCGGTCGAGGCTGATCCGACTGAATCGTTCGAAAGCGAAACGCTGGAAGCGCCTCG